TCTTTCTGGGTATTCTTCAGCGTCAACAAAAGTACCATCTTTTGCATATAACTGACTTTGTATACGTCTTGAACCCAAGGTGTCTACGTATGTAGCTTCTTTAGGAGGTGCAACTAAAGGTGAAAAAGGTACACCTTTTGCTTCTGAATATATTTTTGATACTTCACTTGGATAGAATCTATAAGCAGCAGGAGTTTCGTCTCTTGCATCAATTGATATGTCTTGACCTGGAGCTATGTTTCTATAGTTTAAAGCTTGATATAAAGAACCTCTGCCATCTCCTACTTGTGGTGCACCATAAGCCATAGCTACACGATCTGACTCAGGTATTTGACTAACGGCAACACTGTCAGCGTCAGGAGACATGCCTAATACATCTCTTACATAATCAAAGTCTGGATTTCTTGCTAGATATCTTTCAATGTTTCCAAGGTCAGGAATATTCACTATGCCACCCATATCATATCCGGGGACATCATATCCGAACCTATCCTCTACAAGAGCTGGATTTTTTTTAGCTAGGGCTTTTATGCCTTTGTTTCCTTCAGATAAACTTTTCATTGTCAATCTTATTATATTACTATTGTAGTATTTCCTGCTACGGTAATCGTAACAGAACCCAATGATGATTGCAGTTCAAAACCCTGTGCATTTACAGGATCATGTAACTGTATCCACCGATTGCCTGTATATACTTGCAATACACCGATAGACGTATTCCATATTATATCACCCTGATTAAAAGCTAAAGTGCTAATTTCAGAATCATTAAACTGTGGTGTTGAGTTAGGATCGAACTGTCCTAGGTTAATTTCTAAGATTCTAACTAGACGATTAAAAGTTGCAGAGTCAACAGTGTTTAAAGCTACAGGTAATCTACTTTCTAAAAGCTTTGCCATTACCTTTTACCATCAGGCCTTATATCAAATCTATTTGCTCCGAGTCTCCATTTAAACCCCATTCTTAAGCCGTCTGCTGAACTGTCATCAGATTGTGCTCTAAATACCATCTGCCTAGATCTAGCTCTGACATGGTTTTGTTGTGTGCTACCGTTTACTGTATTAGTAGAGTTTGTTGTTAATGAATCTCCCGGAAAGTTTCTTGTTTTAAGAACAAGGTTTATTTGACCACCGCTAGAGTTTGTTCCAAAAAACTTAACATCAGGAATGATACGTTTCACAAAACCAAATTTTTCTCCATCGTCTATGTCAATATCACCTGACTCAATGAATACATTGTTCATTGGCTGACCGTCTGCATCATCACTGTTTTCATGCGTATAAAGATAATTTGTTGAACTGTCTTTGCCTGCTGCTCTTGGTTTTTCAAATATTCCATCATCTAACCAAGCTGTGCGTGACAGCTCTCCTATGCTCCATGCACCCTCTAAGTAATTATAAGTTACATATCTATCGTTTTCAGAGGAAGAACCTGAAGGATAGAACCAACCTACCTCGTTAAACTCTCTATTCGTAAATGCTACTACCTTGTATGCCTGACCTTGATTAAAATCATCAAGTACATAATTTAAAACAGAACATGTTAGTCTGCTTACAGATCCAGAGTAGGAGTAAAATCCATCTCTAGCCATCCAATACACAGCATCAGGAGCATTGATAGCACCATTTGGAGATATTAGTCCTACGTTTTCATTAATTAAATTTACTCCAAAAGTAAACGGTGCACCTACGAATTGCATACTGTATAAAGCAGTATCAGTCCATATTAGTATTTCTTGTCTTGATCGCAAGCCACCAACTATTTGAGATCCTGCTGATAATCTTAAAGATCCTGCTGTATTTGTAGAAGTTGGCTCCCACTCAGTAACACTTTCTTGATCAGAAAAAGCTATCAACAGAGGATCTATAGAACCAGATCTAGAACTACCTGATATTGGATCTGCACCTAATACAATGACGTGACGATCAATATCACTAACTAATACCTGTAATCCTTTAGTTGGTGCTAAGTTTGCACCAGATAAAGATGTAATATTTACAGCTGCGGTTGAAAGTCCATTACTTTCATCCCATAAATAAATACCTCCATACTTAGGGTTAATTATTAAATCTTCTCCAAAAGCATCGTGTGACCACAACCTTAACTGGTTTATTTCGCTAAGTGCTGTAGTAGATCCCCAACTGCCAGCACCCCAAGTATCTACACCCCAACCTGTTGATGCAACGTAGTTGTCAAGACCTACGTTTATTTGATACACACCATCTACGCCTGAACCACCGTTACCGCTATCATTAGAGTTTGCTGTTACCGTTGTTCCAGAAGTGTCTTTAGCTGTTAATTCGTATGTGTTTGTTCCTGTAACTCTATCTATCGTGTATTCTTGATTTAATACAGCCGCTGTAATATTTCCGCTTCCACTTCCTCCATCTAACGCAACAGCACCGCTAATGGTTACAGTGTCGTTTGCTACTGCACCATGACTAGCATCAGTTACAGTAAGAGTGGATGAACCATTCGTTGCTGCAAAGGTTATAGAGTTAGTGCTTGTCTTTCTTATAGGAGTAACGTCATTAAAGTTGCTTCCTGATTGAATGTAGTATTTTGTGGTAGTTCCTAATCCTAAATACTTTGTAGCATCAAGAGCAACCCAAGCAGTTATAGCTCTACCTGTGCCCGCATAAGACGAACTGATTGTTTTTTCCCAACCTCCAACTTTTTCTGGTAATCCTTTTCTAAATCTAACTAAATTACCATCAGCCCATCCACCTTTGTCCATAAGCTCGGTGAACTCTTTGTTGATTCCGGGATTAAATAGTATTTTAGTTACAGCCATTCTTCTCCTGCAAACATTTTAGCTTCAGCCTCTCTTCTTTTTATTAAACCGTCAAGAACTTCACCGCCAGCTTTATTCCAACGTTTTATTTCTTGTGGAACATCTGCGTATTTTTCTTCGTTTAATACTCTAAGCATGGTGCTATTTTTTAAGTTTGTAGGTCCCAAGTTATACACCCAAGAACAAAGTGCATCAAATTGATTTTGTTCTAAGGGGACTTCCCCTTCTTTTACATCTTTTGTATGGCCATATCCTATAGTCCAAACTCCAGCTGGACAAAGATATGCTTCAAGTTCGCATCCTTCAAACTTTTTTATTAAAGATAATCCTTCTTTTGATATATTCATTTTAGTCGTCCTTGGGTGTATTAGATGCACCAAAGTAAAAACTAATAATAGCTGATGCTAAACCACCTAGATAGCCTAAAACTAAATTAATCAAAGCCTCGCTGTTTTGCTCTGGAGGTTGAATGGTGACTAAAAATATATATCCCATAAATCCACCAACAACAGCAATCCCTATAATTCTGGCTGTCCAATCTTTAGAAAAGGTTTGTCTGGCATTTTGAGTGTCTTGTACTTCTAGTTTAAATACATCTACTTCTAGCTCTTTCATCTTCAGTTCAAACTCAGCTTCAGCTTTTTTCAGCTCAAGCATTTGTTCAGGTGTAGCATTGTCTATAGCTTTTTGTATTTCTTTAGGTTCATTTTTACAACCCAATACATCTGCAATCATGTTTGCAGCCATACCGCCCATAGGGCCTCCTAATGCTGTACCAAGTGTCGGAGCTACTGATCCAACTAAGTTTTTAAGTAGTGCTTTCATATATCCTCCAAAGTAAATATTGGCTTAAAAGATTTTAACTTATTTAAGACGATCCTTGTTTAATTTTTATTGTACTAGAAGAACCGCCATTTACCTTAACCGTATTAACAACACCTGATTGTTCAAAAATAATAGTATAACTGCCAGAGTTATCAATATCTAATCGTAAAGAATTACCTACTATCCTTCTAAAAGATATAGCTTGTCCTTGAACTATAGTTGTAATTTGTGTTTTCTTATCTTGTCCTACTGCTGTACCTGTAATATTTACAGACGTAGCCGATTGGTTTAATTGATCTTCTTCTTGTGCAAAAGCTAAAGCATCCAACACACTAAGCAAGTCTTCTAAGAAGTTTACGTCTAAGTAATCTATATCTAATTCTGTAAATTCTAAATCTGCTTCGTTGTCTAAAAAATTTTCTGACAAGTAGTCAATTTCTAGGTCGTTGAAGTCTAAATAATCTGCTGTAGTTTGTTGTTGCGTATCTTCTTGTAAATCTTCTCTAGGCTCTGGTGGGTTTACAATTAACATGTTGTCAATTAAATCTAGGGTTATATCCAAGATAACAGGCTTGGTAGGTGCTTGTTCATACACACTTGCTACCGTAGATTGATACGGTTTATTCAAAACTACCATACCCATAGCGGTTTCTACCGTTATTTCACCACTAGAAGTACCGTCAAGATTGGGTAACAAAATAACTAAAGATCTACCAAGTTCATCTACAGTTATTGTGAAATCTGTACCTCTAATCCCAACAACAGCACTATTCGTGCGTATCTTGATGTTTTTCTTAGGAACTTTATTAAGCTTGCCTGTAACAAATCTTGCTGTACCTTTTGCAAAGGTAAGAGCCATTTTGGATTTATCTGGGTTAGGATCAAACACGAACTCATCAATCAATACTTGTGAGTTTTCTGTTAGTCTTATTTGAGTATCATCAATAAAAGTGATACCCATACGGCCATTTGCAGTTTCTACTTTGTCATAACTTAGTATGCCAAAGTCTAATTCAGCCCCGTAGGGTTTATCTCTTAAAACTTGTGCGTTGCCTCTAAGCTCAGATATAGATCCTATATCAACAGACGAATGAATTTCCTGCGTCTGACTGAGTAACACAAACAGTACCGTTAGAGCCGACAGATGTAATCTTGAGCCAATCATTATCTGATGTAGATTCCTGGTCTATATTAAATGTTCTTGATCCGCCTGTATGATCTAAGTAAAAGTAGCCACCTGCATACCCATCCCCATCATAAGTAACCGTATTATCATTACCATCAATATCCATATAGTTAGTTGCGCCGTCTACATCTATAGATGCTGTAATACTGTTGCCTCCGCCTTGTACGATCCAATCTAGATCCAAATTAGCAGCCAGAGCTGTCATAGCATGATTAAGTGTCATAGTGTTTGTATTACCCGTAACCTGGACATTTACGTTAGATCCATCAGCACCAGTTGCGTTTGTTTCGTCTGTAGACATATTAAAAGTGTTACTGTCACCTATAAAAGAGAAGTAACCTGTATAGTTATCTGCCCATATATCGCCCAAGAATTTATTGGTTGAGCCCTTTTGCAATATATCTAAGGTCATGGTTGCACCATCTAAATCCAATGGTGTCATATTAGAAGCACCAGCTGTAGCATCAGAACCTCCAATAATATTACCGCCGCCGCCAACTTGTTCTATGTCTAAGTTAGATGTTGCACCTGACTGATCTATGTATACCTCGTTGTCAGCACCGATTAAAGGTAAAGATAAGAGTGATATTAGTAAAAGCTTTTTCATTCTTTTGCCTCTTTTATATTCCAATACTCAGCTTTCACTCCCTCCAGTATTGTTTGCAAAACAGCAGTCTCAATTGCTGTCTGTAATGCTATGTTAACTGACTCATTTTCTACTATACCGCTTTCAATTTCAACTAATTCAGTGTTATTGCTGTAAAACCTAAATACGTCCTGTGATACAGCCGCACTAAGAACACTTTTGGTTGACAACACTTCCATTAAAACTTTTCCTGTAAGAACAGACACAGTGCGTAAAGATACAGTTATGCTATCTTGTCTGTATTCTTTTGATCCTCCAATACCTAAATACCTTGCCCCGGCACCTCCAGACTTTACGTTGCTTTCATACCCTATGACTCCGCCTTCCATAATAAGTCCAGCAAACAGAAGAGGTTTAAGTTGTTGCTTTTCATCAAAATTCTCTCTAGCAGAACGAATTATTTGTCTTTCTTTTGTCAGGTGATCGAGTCCTTTACGTTCTACTACATCAAAAAAACCTGAATGTTTTAACGCTCGTATTAAGTAAGCATCAGGAGAAGAAGTAATAGCTGTACTAAAACTAGCGTACTGACTATTAGATCTGCGTTGGCCTGTAGCATCAGTAAAGCTGTTTGCATAAACTGCCACGACAGGTTTGCGAGTTGGCTGACCTATATTTTCTAAATCTTTTACAATTAAAGAACTTATTTCTGCGGGTTCAATATCCCGCATTGGAGGTATGCCGTTGTCTAAAGGATCTACGATTAAGGCACAACTAGAAAGTAAAAGAACCGAGAGGTACAGTAATTTCTGTTGTATTGCCTTCTTCATCTGTAATTATTAAAGTTACCTTATCGTCCTCTACTCTATATTCTATGGTATTACCTTCTAATTCTAATACTCCAAAATCAGATGCAGTTTCACCAAATAGACTATCAACTAACTGTCTGCTTAGTTGTGCATATATTCTACTCTCTAGGTTACGTATAAACCTAGCTAATGTTGTGTTTTCAGCCTCACGTTCTAGTTCTTCTTGATAAGCTTTAATTTCTTCTCTTATAGCTTCTTTTCTAGAGAACTCTTGATTTTCTATAGTCAGATAATGACTGGATGTACCAACACCTGAAAAGCTTGGGTTCTTGAACTTGTGTGTCATTTCGTCTGCTTGTACTGATAAAACAACAAGCATGATTATTATCATGCAAGATATTAACAATATTTCATCAGGTCGTTTAGGAGCCATCAATCTTTCCTCTGGTCGTCCCTATCAGCCTTTGCAATCTTGTTGCTGTCTATTAATTGCGGTACACCTAATATAGTTTTAATAAGTGTGTCCTGACGTATGATCTCGTTATCAAGAGATCTAACTCTATCTATAAGAGCAACCAGGATCCCATGTTGTGAATCTAGCTTGGTGCCAAGCCTTTGCTCCATTTGCTCTATTTGGTCAGCAACCTTATCGTCAAGCACGTCTACTTTAGTTTCCATACCGTCAATAATACGGTTAATTAGTTTCCAAATAAAGAACCCCAGACCTAACGCAGCAGCTATTGGAAAGCCTACTTCGTTAATAAATTGAACTGCTTGGTCCATTAATCTACCGGGGTATGTAGACCTTTTTCTATAAGAATGTCCCTGTTACGCATGTGTTCGGCTTCTACGTCATTTTTTGACTGACCGTAGTACGCTACTGCTAAATGGCATTTAACCATAAGTTGATTAATATTTACGCCATCTACAACAACGTCACCTAAAACTCTACCAAACTTACCCCTAGAGTCTTTAAGTTTTGTTTGTATAACTACTTTTTCTCCCTCTTCAATAGCTTCTTTTAAGAAAGCTGAAGCCATTTTTCCTCTAGCCTTCTCATCTTTGTTACGAGTACGTGACTCGGGAGTATCAATACCATATAAACGAACACGAGACTTATAAAGAATATCAAAGCCAAGATCCAAAATAACGTCACAAGTATCTCCATCAACAACTTTTTCAACTTTACAAGAGTACTCATACATCAGATATACCTGGTAGCAACTAAGCAAGTTATTAATACAGGGTATATACCCCATATAAGTGCTTCTAGTCTTTTGAATTTTGCAGATCCTTCATCTAGTCTTTTTTCAATATACTCAAATCTTATAGCAGACTCTCTTTCGTATACTTTCAAAGATGTTAAATCAGAATCATCTACAGTCATTTATTATCTTTTACTCTTTTAGTTGTGTAAGCTTCATTTATATCAGGCGTTGACTCATCATCACCAACAAACTTACCGTCTTCATCTCTAGCTCTGACTTTGACTCTTTTGGTGCCAGTAACTTTATCTACTAATTTACCCCACCAGCTCATTATTTATCCTTGGCCTTGCCAATATTTAAAGCTAAAAAATCTATAACTTTATAAAGTTTCGCTAACCATTTATCTCCTTGAGGAGTAGGTGTAACCGCAGCTACAAGTGAAGCAATAGCTATAATTGCTGTTATCCACATTAATAAATTAATCCACATCATTACTTTTCTCCTGTTTTCTTGGTAATTGGTTCTACAACTTCTTCAACTTCT